CTATGTAACTTATAACTCCAGTAATTCATTTACAGCTACTTATACCTTTCGAAAAAAGTGCTGAGATATGTTTTTCGTGGGGACTATATACATTGATAATTGTTAGAATTCCAAAACCAAAACGCTTAGAAAATCAAAGGGGGGTCCTTGTAAATAGTTGATCGCCAAAAGTTTTGCCGTTTTACCTTAGTGTATTACATTAAGCACCCTTACCTAACCTACTCTGGGCCAGCTATTTAGCTATTTCCGCATTGATTCAGTTACAGAAAAATTAATTTTAGTTCTTACCTTCCCTCGCACAATCACCCCCCAAATAATCCCCTACTATTTTTATAGGATTTTAACAACCTAAAAAAGTTACTTACTTAATTTATTTTTTTGAGCTGTAATTTTTTAAAAATGATCTAATTTTTTGAGCTGTCATTTTAGAGATTTTTACGTGTTTATTTTTTACTGCAGTAATTAAAAAAGTTTATTTAAGAGCTGTCAAAAGTTATATTTTTTAAATTATTTAGAAATTTTTTTTGTGTCGTCTGTTCTTTTACTGCTGTGGATTTGAGCATATTTTTTGCCAGTGCTGTAGAAATTTAATGTTCGCTTTTGTAGGTTTTCAACAAGTTTTTAACTACATTAGCAAAATATTAACAAACAAAAACAAATAAAAACAGATATGAAAACTTTATTGACGAACAAACAAAAAGAGGATTTTCTAAGTGAGAATTGGAGGCTTACAACACTATGTTTTAAATGGTCAAGGGCGGGGGTATGTCGAATCTATGACAGACGAAACGAGAAAACACAATTTAAGGCGGGCGGTTATGGTTATGATAAACAAGGGACGGCATTGGGTAATTTAATAAATACCTATTTCAATGAGGAATTGAAAAAATTACCTTCAGATATGGGCGGAAATGCAAACCGAAAAAGAAACGGTTTTTATGGGCTTACACACTATAACCCAAAAGCAAAAAGCAATTCACGTAGACACTTGAAAAGAGCCACAACAAACACGCAATCTTATGTAGATGGCGGTTGCGGTTTTAATTCTATGGAGTCAATTTTAAATAAAATCGGCTTTAAATTAACTTTTGTCAAAGAAAGTTCAAACGAAATTATATACACATTAAATTCAAAATAATAATAACACACCTTTTAAAAACTAATTAAAATGAATACAATAAAAATTAATATAGTAGAACTAGCAACAGATTTAGCTAACACTTACTTAGAGGAAAATTATATGGACTCTTGTTCCATAGATGGCGAATTGACCAAGATAGAAAATGGAATTGAAGTTTATAACGAAGAGGCTCAAGAAACTTTTGATTGGCTTTACGATGATTATTATAATCACCTAATGAAATTTAAAACAAATTAAATAGACTATGAAAACAATAGAAGTAAAATGCTATGAATTTGATGAGCTGTCAGATCAAGCAAAAGAAAACGCATTAAGCAATTATCAAATGAATACTAAGTATAATTGGGGGGATGATGCGATAAATAGTCTTAAATCATTCTTTAATGAGATAGGGTTAACTATTAAAGATTATAGTATTGATTGGTTAAGTCCTGATTATAGTCAAATAGAATGGGATGGAAAGCATAATGGAAGATTTATAAAAGAAAATTTTACTGGATATTCATCAGACTATACGTTAAGTAAGTCTTGGAATAAGAATAGAGATATCCGTGATGCTGTTTGGGAATTCTTAATTGATTGTAGAGATGATTATGAATGTCAACTATCAGAGGAAGGATATAAGGAACTTTGTGATGCTAATGAGTATTACTTTGATGAAAACGGAAACTTAATTTAAATAAATAGACTATGAATTATTATATCAAAGATTGGGCGGGAAATAGAATGTTTGAAAACAAAACATTTAAGAATTCAGAAGATGCATTCGATTTTCTATTGCAGAAATTTCCAAAAGATGAAGATTTGGAAGAATACTATGTTACTAATTTTAAATCAGAATAAATATAAAAACTAAATAAAATATTTTTTGTTGGTTTCCCTTTGCCTCGATGTTAACGCATCGGGGTTTTGGGGTGCAAGGCAATAGTGCCAAAATTTAAATTAAAAATTATGACAGATAGAGAAGAAGATATCATAGATGCAGTATGTAAATATGTCGACAACAAGTTTGAAGTTTATAACGAAGAAGCTCAAGACTATTTTATGGAACTACAAGAGCGAGTGGAAGACGCTTACAATGAAAGATTTGTTTTATCACCAATGTTACTTAATAAATTAATTAAAGAAGTAGCGCAAGAGATGGCAACAGATCAAAGAGCAATAGGAACACTTAAATATCACTTAGGATTATGAGAACACAAGAAGACGAGTATAACGATAAGAAAAAGAATCTCAATATGTCAATACATTATTGTGAAAGAACTTTAGGGTTAACTAAAGATGATCCAATGTTGAAATACTACATTGATGAAAGAGATAAAGTAATTGACTTTTTAAATAACATACGATGAGAATTTTAAATTTATACGCTTGCTTAGGCGGTAACAGATATAAATGGGGCGATGACCACGAAATTACTGCGGTAGAATTGGACCAAGATTTAGCAAGACTATATCAAGAAAGGTTTTCTAATGACAAAGTAATAGTTGCAGATGCACATCAGTATCTGTTAGAAAACTACAATCAATTTGACTTTATCTGGAGTAGTCCGCCCTGTCCTACTCATTCACGAGCAAGATATTGGGCAATAGGTGCTAATGGAAAAAGTCCTGTATATCCAGATATGAAACTTTATCAAGAAATATTGCTGTTAAAACATCATTTTAAAGGGAAATATGTGGTGGAAAATGTTATACCCTATTATAAACCTCTGTTAGAGCCTAAAAAAAGAGGGAGGCATTTATACTGGACAAACTTTAATTTGCCTAATGATTTAAAAGATAGAAGATTTGCTATAAGTCAAGCTAAAAATGAAGTAGATGGACTATGTGAATTTCACGATTATAATTTTAGACAATATAAAGGCAAACAACCTATGAATAAGATCGCTAGAAACTTAGTTGACTATGAAGCTGGTAAAACAATATTTGAAACTATGCTAAAAGTAATGGACCAGGAGTCGGCTGAACAAATAAAATTATTTTAACTTGCATATTTATCAACAACTTATTATCTTAGTAAAAAAAACAGATGACTTATATTCTTGGATTTCTACACGGAATTTGCCTATGTATAATCATTTATATGGTGATGGAAAATAAAGAATTATGAAAAAAACAAATCAATATTCCATAGGATTGTTTACTCCTGAAGATGTAAATAAGATAGCCCAGAGAGCTTTAAATATGAAAAGCTTTTTTACTAAGGAGGAACAAGAAAAGATACTGCGAGGAGCTATAAGCAGAAACCTAGTACATATCAGAAAATATATATCAGATTGTATAGAAACTGAGGTGCATCGTGAATTTAATAAAAGCTTGAAAGAGTATCAAAAACAAATAGAAAATGGATAGAACTAAAGAAGTCCTACAATATGTAGGTTATGCACTAATATTATTCGCTTTAATTGCTACGCTATGATAGATTCTAATAAAGAACAAGTAGATTTTTTAATAGCGCGAATAGAAGCTTTAACTGTAAAATACTTAGAGTTAAATAAAGAAAATAAATATCTTAAAGAAGAAAATGCAAATCTTATTCGTCAGGTAGAAGATTATCGCTGGGAAGAACAACATAAGATGAGTAATGCTGATGGAAACTAGAATTAGTACATCCAGAATGATTGCAATAATTAAACTTATAATTATAACCAACGTCATAAGGTTTAATGGAAGAACAGCTAAATGTTGAGAAAATTAAAAGACTTATTAAGTATTTCATATGTAAATAAATTGTTTAGTAATTGTAAATATAGTTAATTTAAAATAAAAACAAAAATGGATATAGAAGAGGGTACATACCCACATAGAGCAGTAGTACCCAGTATTTTGGGCGATATATATGTAACAGGAATAATTTCTGTAACACAAGAAACCCTTTCAGAAGGAGGGGTATTAGAAAGCTTAACTGAATTTCAACTAGAAGGATACCCGACATTAGGATTTGAAGCATTTTCAGATGTTGATGTGCATACAATTAAAAGTCCTGATGAAGTTGTAGCTTTTTTAGAAGACCTATTAATAGAAGACTTTAAAAACGAGATATGAAAGAGTACATTATTTATTACAATAAATTAGATATAGATAACAAAAATAAAGTTGTAACTGTAGATGTAGATTGTCCTTTTTTAACTCACGTATCTGGAAATAAATTTGGAGCAATAAGACTAGCTGAAAACTTTGTGAGAAAAGGGTTATGGAAAACCTGGTTTTCCCCACAGATTGCTGAAGTAGAAGGGTATGATTTTAAATTTAAAAAATAATGGTAGACGTATATAAAAATATAAAAGATCTTAATAAAGAACTTGAAAAGGGTAAGATGTTGGCTGACACTATGAATTATTCTGTAATGTCTATCTACCTCCAGAACAGCTTAAATAAATTAGCTACAATAGAAGTTCTTTTAAATTCTAAATTCAATGATAAACAATAAAAACTGTATGGAAGCAATGAAAGAAATGTCAGACAATCAGTTTGACCTTGCTATTGTTGATCCTCCTTATGGTATTGGTAATTTTGTCCAACAAACAGGAAACAAAAGAGGTAAAAAGGTTAATTGGAATGATAAAATACCTAACACAGAATATTTTACAGAATTAGAAAGGGTAAGTAAAGAACAAATTATTTGGGGTGCTAACTATTATAATTGCTTTAATAATAAAGGTGGTGCTATAATATGGAATAAAGGAGTAAAAAGAGAAACTAATTTTTCAGTTTGTGAGATAGCAAGTTATAGTAGGCTAAAAAGAGTTGATTACATAGAAATTAAATGGCAAAATTTAAATAGAGATGAAAAAACTATACATCCTTGTCAAAAACCAGTTAAACTATACGAGTGGTTATTAATGAACTACGCTAAAGAAGGAGATAAAATACTTGATACACATTTAGGTTCGGGCAGTATTGCTATTGCTTGTCACAATCTTGGGTATAAATTTACAGGATACGAAATAGACAAATACTACTATGAATGTGCAATAAAAAGAATAGAGCAACACAAATCGCAACAAAGATTATTCTAAATTCAATTAAATATGAAAGATAAAATAAAAGATGTTTCTGGAAGGGTATATCGTATGCTTGCAGAAAAGAATAATGCCTATGGGAACTCGGCATTAGACCCAATCAATATATTCTCAAAAGGGAATGCTGTTGATTCATTATGCGCAAGGATAGATGATAAGCTGTCGCGCATTCAAAACAGAGGTCTTGGGGATGAAACCGAAGACACATTATTTGATCTATGTGGATACTTAATCCTATTGATCATTGCTAAAGAAAACGCCAAAGAAAACCCCGATCAATCGTCAAAATAAGTTGCGTGTTACGTTATTTATGTAGATATTTGATCACTTAATTAAATTAATTTTAAAACAAATTCAGTATGACTATCAATGAAAAGTTAGCCACAATTCAAACACAATTCAAGTCCAAAAAGAGCAGATTTAATTCTTTTGGAAAATATTATTTCAGATCAGCAGAAGATATCTTAGAAGCTACTAAGCCTTACCTATTAGAACTAGGAGTATCTGTTACGATAAACGAAAGAGTCGTTGAACTCGACAGCTCATTTCCTATGTTGGAATCAAGAGCAACAATATCGGATGGAGAAAATAGCATTTACAGCACAGCAGTTGTTGGTGTAGACCTGGACCAAAAAGGTATGCAAATGCCACAGAAGTTTGGATCAGCATCTTCCTATGGTAAGAAATATGCTTTAGGTAATTTATTTTTAATTGATGACACTCAAGATAGTGACGCTACTAATGACCATAAGAGTGAAATTAAGAAGCCCAAAGCTAAAACCACTACAGATAATAAAGTTTTTGACAAAGCTCTACATTATATTAGGGAAGGGAAAAATTCTCCTGATCGCCAAGTAAGATTGGAAGCTGTTAAGGATAAGTACGGAAATCAAATTAGCTCAATTGAGTTAGCTAAATTGAATGTTGCTGTAAAGTAATGTTATTTCAAGTTAACTATCATCTTTATGATAGACACATAATAAACAAGCGTTCCTTCTGGAAACACATATCTAAAGAATTTCCAGAGAGAGATGATGCTGTATTGTTTATCAGTAGAATATCCGATAACGTAGCTGTAAAAAACATAAGCTTAACACAAACAGAATGAAAAACGTATCTAAATTACTAGAAGAAAGAACGGGTAAAGGCTATTTGTCCTACAGCTCAGTTAAGTATGCTCTTCAAGATGTTAAACTCTTTGAGATGTATATGAAAGGACAGCTTAAAAAGGAGAGTCCAGCTTTAACCTTTGGTTCAATGTATGACTGCTTACTATTTGAGCCTCAAAAGTTTAACGATAGGTTTATAATACTTAATGAAGAAGAAATCCTCCAGGAGATAGGAGGTAAAAAGCCTAAATCTACAAAGCTTTATAAAGAGTGGAAAGAAGATCAAGAGCAAGGAGAAAAGGTATTAGTGAATACTGAGGATCATAAACAAGCTATTGAAATGATAAACAGATTAGATACTTGTGGTGTTAGAGATATTTATTTAAAAGGAAGCTATCAAATAGAGTTCAAAGAAGAAATAAAACTATTCGATGAATATGATGGGATAGTAGTAAGAGGATTCTTAGATTGTTTAGGAGATGGGTTTATAAGCGACAGCAAATCCAGTCGATCTTGTAAGTCTTTTCCTAGAGATGCTATCTATAACTTCTCTTATGATATACAAGCATACTTGTACACTAAAGTGTTTGACATACCTGATTTTTATTGGGTTGTACAAGAAAAAGTGTATCCGTATTTACCTGCGGTATACAAAGCCTCGGACAAAACTCTTGGGTTCGGGGAATCAAAGTTTAAGAAAGGAGTAAAAACAATCCTGGATTACTTTGAACAAGACAAAGCGTCTGATAAATTTTATTTACAAGGGGAAATTTAATAATTATGAGTGAACAAAAGAATGTTTATATAGGATATGTTTCAGATATGAAGACGTATGACTCTGGTGTTAAGAAATGGGGGATAAGCCTAAAAGCTGATCAGCTAGATGAGCTTAAAAAATACCTTACTAAAAGCGGTAATGTCAATATTGACTTTGTTGTAAAAAGTGATGGTGGAGCTTTCCTTTCCGTTTTTAATCCACGTGCTACTGACACATATAATAACAGTCAGAACAATGTAAAAACAGAAGAGGCATTGCCATTCTAAATATAATTAGGGGGGGGCTATACCTCCCCCTTTTTTATTATGAAAAGGAATAAAGACGAGTCTGAACTTGATCAGTTCTGTAGAATAGCTATGGCAAGACTCAAATCTAAATATAAATTTAAACCACAACGTATATCAGTTGTAGCAAAGATGTGGAGAAAATATGTCAAAGGTAAAAAATCTTAGTTCTAAATACTCTATCGTCTATGACAATAAGAAAAAAGAGTGGAACCTAAAAAGTAGAGGTAACACTATTTTAAGCGGAGACAAATCTGCTTGCAAAGGATTTTTTAATTACATAATGTCAATGAATGGTTGAGTATCAAGAAATATATATTCATAACTGTAATGTTTTTTGGCAAACGAAAAGAGGTAAGTCTTTTTTAAATCACAGAAGAGGATCGCAAGAAAGACCTATATCTATTGTAACCAGGGCTAAGAATGTTTTAGACATTAACAAAAGTGAAGCAACTATTGAATACATAAAAAAGATAATGTCATTACCAAAATCAGTTCAAAACATTAGAGTAATTAAAATTTATAACAGTAAAATAATATCTAACTCATCACACTATAAAAAAACAGAATATGAAAAAGAATTTAAAACTAGACATTGAATTTATGTTCAATGAAATCGCAAGAGTTAATCGTGTAACTGTTGCAGATATTCAAAGCAGATCAAGAAGAGCTGAAGTAATAGCCGCTAGAAGAATGGTTTGTTTTTATCTACGTTCCCATAGCACTATGACATTGAGTTCTATTGGAAAACTTTTAAATGTAGACCACGCTACTGTTCTTCATCATACAAAAATTCATAAACAAATGGTTTTTAAGAATAAAAAAGGAAATTTTGTAAACTATAAATACGCAAAAAATTATCAAGATGTAAGTAAATCTTTATTAAAAAAAATAGGTGTACCTAATCAATCATATAATATGACTTATAGAAAGAAGAAAAATAATGATATAAGAGCTGTAGTATTACCTAGTAATTATTTAGATTTTATAAAAGTAGTAAGCGAAGACGCGAGTTATATAGTGTTTCAATGTATAGCTCCAACGTTTACAGATGCTCTAATGAGAATGGACACCAAAGAAATATTTACAGACAGACAACTCGTCAAGATAGAGGTAGTGTAATATGGAAAAAATAACAATGTTTCCTTCTGTTATTAAAACGGACAAGCCTCACTATGTCTTTTTGGAAAATTCTTTGTCTAGAATTATAGAAGGTAAATCTAAGGGTATCATTGATGAAATAAGAGCTGGTAACAAAGACAAGAAAAAAAGTTTACCTATTACATTATTCTCAGGAGTATTTAATGGCAGAAAAGATGATGACATAATAGGTCATAGTGGATTAATTGTTTTAGACTTTGATCATATAGACACAGAAGCCTCACAAGCTTTGCTTTCTACAGATAATTTTGTAAGAGCTTGTTGGATATCACCATCAGGAGACGGACTAAAAGTCCTTGTTAAAATCACCAATCCTGAAAGACATAGAGATCACTTTAGAGCTTTACAAACTTACTTTGACAAAACTTATGGACTAGAGGTTGACCCTTCAGGAATCAATGAGTCCAGGGCTTGTTTTGAAAGTTATGATCCTAACCTGACATATAATGATGCTAGTGACAAGTTTGGTGGTATGCTATCTGAAGCTTCAGAAAATCAAACAGCTTCTAGTGTAGATACATACACAGATTATGATAAGTTAAGTATTGCATCTAAGATGATTAGGAAAGCTGAAGATGGAGAAAAGCATAAACTTTTATTAAGAGCTTCTATTTTGTGCGGAGGATACATAGCTGTAGGTAGGTTAGAAAGAGAAGAAGTAGAGAGGGTTTTAATTAGAGAGATAAGTAAGATATCTTCTGTTGAAGATTTAAGTCTAGCTAAGAAAACAATTACAGATGGTATAGAAGAAGGTAGAAGAAGACCCATTAAAGAAACTCTAGAAGACGAGAGAAGAATCAGAAGAGAGATGCTTATAAATGATGGAGATATGTCATTCATTTCTTCTGACGATCAAGATATGGATTGGATTAATAAGTTTGCTCAAGGAGACATAGCTAAAGGTTTGACTACGGGGTGTAAACTAGATGAATATTTTTTATTTAAAAAAGAATTTACCATTATCAATGGACATAGTAATGTAGGTAAGACAACTATGGCTATGTATCTTATTGTAACTTCCTCAGTTCTACACGATTGGAAATGGATTATATATTCTTCTGAAAATAAAACTGCCGCTGTAAAAATGAAGTTGATGGAGTTTTTAGTAGATGTACCAATAGATCAAATGCATTATGATGAAAGGATTGCCGCCTACAAATGGATTAATGATCACTTTACAGTTATAAGTAATGATGAAGTCTACAGTTACACGGACCTTATAGTTTTTGCAGAAAAACTTTTGAAGCAGAAAAAGTATGATGGTTTTTTAATTGACCCTTACAATTCTCTAAAGATAACAATGGGAAATAGTAATGCACTTTCATCACACGAATATCATTATGAAGCCGCCTCTGAGCTTTTAACTTTCAGTAACTCTAATAATATAGCTGTATGGTTAAACACTCACGCGATAACTGAAGCGGCTCGAAGAAAGGGTATGGATGGATTACAAACAGCACCTTATGCAGAGGATACAGAAGGGGGTGGCAAGATGGTTAATCGTAGCGATTGTTTTTTAACGTTTCACAGAAAAATTTCTGCTCCAGAGTTTGAAGTTAGAAACACAATGGAAGTTCACGTAAGGAAGGTTCGCAGTCAAGAAACGGGAGGGATGCCAACAAGTTTTGAAAGTCCCGTCTTGTTTGAGATGAATGCTTCTAGGACAGGATTTAGGATATCACCTGTTGGTGAGAAAAATTTTACGCCATTATCATTAAATTCAAAGGAGTTTGACCTATCTTAGATGGGTGGAAAGTGATTATGAAGAAATCGAATTTACGTTACCCAAGCCCCCTAGCCTTAATGCGTTCTATTCTGGAAGGCATTTTATGGTTCGTAAGAAATACAAAGAAGACTATTGGAAACACATTGAAAATGCTCTTGAATCTTTCGACAGATTCTATATGGACAAATTTGCACTTGATGTTTCTTTTAACTGTCGCTTTGATGTTGACAACGCTATTTGTTGTAGTAAGTTTCTTGCGGACTATTTACGAAAGTTTGAGTATGTTAAAGACGATAACCCAAAACACTTTATTTCACAGTCGACAACCTTCAACGAAAATCTGGAGAAAAACACCTTCAGAGTGAAAATAAAAGTTTATGGATTTAAAACAATTGAGTGAGATATACTTCTTTACAACGAGTAGGATGCATAGCTCCGCAACAGAACTGTATGAGAGCTTGCACGATACTTCGGGAGATCCTAGAGTAGATAGTGACAGATTACATAATACAATAAGAAAATATAAAAAAGATATAGAGCTTGAGTTTGATATGATAAGATCTGCTCTTTTAGAATTTTATGATGACCCTAATATTTCTTGACGGATTAAATGGTATTAATTACCATAGGTTAATGACTCCGTTTTTGCGTATGCAAGCGGAAGAAAATCTTAATATTCATTTCTTTCAAAGCTATAATGAGCTCAAGGAGTTTGATATGAGCAAGGTTAAAAACTTAATCACATCTAGAAGATGTACAGTTTCTAATCATAAAGCCTTTAAAAAATTTCTTGTGGACAATAATGTCAAGCTAATTCTAGACAATGATGATTTTTGGCAACTACCAAAAGACAACCCAGCTAGAAGTTATTATGAAAAAACTGCTGGACCAGAAATAAAAAACACAATTGAAATTGCTGATGAGATATGGTGTCCTTCAGAGTATCTTATTAATAGGATGAAAAAAATAAATCCTAATGTTACATATAGACTTATACCCAATACACTCCACGAGAAAGAAGAACAATGGAGAGATGTAGAGAAAGAGCCTACGGATGTGGTTAGGTTTGGATACGTTGGAGCTAATGGCCACCAGGAGGATATGAAAGCAATGGGCAACGTTACATTAGAAGGAACTGAGTCTTATTGTATGGGGCTTATGAATTATATGGACATACTAAAAGCTAAGCATAAATTAATGCCTAAAGATGTTCATCAATACGGGACCTTATACAAACATTTTGACGTATCTATCTCCCCTCTGTTAAACAATAAGTTTAACCGTTGTAAGTCTGAATTAAAAGTGGTAGAGGCAGGTTATACAAAGACAGCTTTAATAGCTTCAAACGTTTCACCATATAAGCAAGTCATAAAGCATAACAAAACAGGTATACTGTGTAGTTCTCCTGGAGAATGGAGAAAAGCTATTGATGAAATGACTTTAGAAAGAGCTCAAGAGCTTGGAGAAAATTTATATAAATACTGCAAGAAACATTACAACCTTAGTAAGATTAACAAGCTAAGAATGAGAGGGTTATGATTCGTTACTTAAACAATCCCTTTAACAAAGAAAGAGATCTATTTGAAGCTCTTAAAAAAAACTTAGTTCCTGATCTTGAAAAAGCTCAAGATCAATTTTCTAAGTATGATTGTTACTCTAACGAACATAAGATATATATAGAGCTTAAATGTAGAAAGTCTCATTACAATGAATTAGTTATTGAGAAGATAAAATATGAAGGTCTGTTGAATAAAAGTAAAGTGTCTGGAGTTGACCCTGTTTACATAAATTCGACACCATTTGGCGTTTGGGCATTCCGATTAAATGACTTAGAAGAACCTTCTTGGACCACTAAAGATATGCCTAGAGAAACAGACTTTAAGCGTACCCATATGATAACCAAGCAGGTAGGTTATTATGACATAAAAAGTGGTGTAAATATTACTGAATACTTCGAGTAAAAGCACGCCTATCTACGTTAAAATTATGTGTAGTATTTTCGCTTTCACCTCTACAAAGCGTAGGGGTTTTACTTTTTATTATTCTTAAAAAATGGCTAAAGATTCCTTTGATTCGTGGTTAGAAGACCTTACAGATAAAGAACAACCTACTTGTAATATTGATAACCCAGATGATTGTGAAGCTTGTGGATCTTAGCTGTATCTAAATAACCTTTTAAAGAGTCCTAAAACGAAAGCCAAAATCAACAAAAGGAAAGAGCCGAAATAGAGCTTGTGATACCATTTATCTCGCTCGTGATAAACGATCTTTTCAAAAGGAACGCTGACTGTCCTTACAATCGTATCAGCATCACAGCCGCCATCTATTATGAGGGTGTCTGAGATACGCATAATCTTCACTCGGAAGTTGTTCTTTACTATCTCCACTGTATCCGTGTTTGAGATGGTGACCGTATCCAGCACAGCAGTCTTCTCTGTAACAACCGTGTCCGTGACAATCACCGTATCCTGGACTAGAATTGTCGGGTCTTTCTTGATTGCTTTCTTCAGATGCCATTGTGTTGAACAACTACTTAATGATACTACAAACAAAGATAATAAAACCTTAAAAAATATAAAATAATATTTCATTAGAAACTGTCAATTACTTTTTGAACATCTGAAGTCGAAGCGTGTATTTTCATATCTAAACCAGCTCTCCATCTATATACCTCTATATTGTCTAAAAACAATATTAATGTAGGCACATTTTTAATTTTGAGATCTTTTCTTTTTTTAGGATTTTGTTCTATACAAACTTTAGTTTTTTTTACACCTGACAAAGAATTAAATCCTTCATAGCTATTAGATAAATTAAACGGAGCATTATATTCTATTATGATTAAACCATCGTCTAGTATTTCTTTTTCTTTACGCGTATCCTGAGCTTCAAAACCTAAAGTAAAGAGTAGTATAAAGAAAAACTGTTTCACCTTCTAGAAACCTTAATTTCATATAGACGATCTTCTATTCTCGTCATCTGCTCTTTTATTTCAGAGATGTCTTCCTTAGTTTCCATAACAGCTTCTCTTACAAGCTCCTCTTTTAGTTCGTATTCAGTACGAGAAACAACAGGTTTAGGCAATTCTTTAGCCTCTTCAATCTGAGCATTTAGATTATAATATAATCCAACAAAAGAAGCAATTACAATAGCGATAGCAACTAAACTTTTAATAGTTAACCCTAGTGTAGTCTCTTCACCTAATATAGATAAGTTTCTTTTATTAACGCTTTCTATAATGTTATCTAGGGTTCCTTCGCTATCGCTTTTCTTTTTCATTTCTTTCCTGCGAACTTTTCTAATCCAGCAATCCCAAATGAACCAAGTGTGATAAGAAGGAAAGAGTTATAGATGAACTCATTCACTACTAGGTCTTTACCAACCCAACCAGTGATGACATCAGCCAAAATAACGAATAACATTACAGCAAAAGAAAGGAATCCAATAATGGTTTTCTCATTCCAATCGTTGCTATCTTTAAAGATCTCTAGGAATTTTTTCATACGACAAAGTTCGTGCATTTTAAATAACATAATGAGCGTGAAACTCAAGCATAGTAAGGTTATTACTTTATGTCTTCTATCTTTAATTTTTTGAATGCATTTTTAAATCTAACTATCTGTTGCTTTTCTTTGTCTTCTAAAAAGCCTAACCGCTTTTCTTTTAATTGATCATCTTTTATATTGTCAGCTTTATCTCGTTGCTTTCTTATGTCTCTAATTTGAGCGTCTATATTTTTTCTTATAGCTTCCATCCTTCTGATTATAACCTTATCTTTTGGACTTAAATCACCCTCTTTAGATTCTTTTATTAGTTGATTAAGTAAAGCTAGATTGTCATAATACTCTGTTCTATCTTGATAGTCATTAGTCTCTCCAACAAACACTCTGTAAAAAGGAATGTTTCTAGCTTCTATATCACCCCCTTCTTTGACAGCTTCTGCAGTTTGTTTTGCCCTTCTAATTGTTTTGCCTGCTCCACCAGTAAACCACTCTAATATAAAACCAGCCTTGTCAGGATTTATATCTGCTGTTCCTGGAACAAATTCAGAACCTCCACTAGCTTTGTTTAAAGCTTTAGTCCACCTTTCTAAATTTTTATACTTACCTCTTCCTAATTCAGAGTCTGGCTTAGGTGTTTTATTGTATGGATTATTCTCATTAAATATTGTCCTTCCAAAATAATTTTCATTAGCGATTAGACTAATTACTGGTTGACCTATTGTTGGTGTCAACATTTTAGTAGTATATAAAATAGGGTCTGAACTGTTAGGGAAATTTAAAGGAGAGAAAGATCCTGCAGATGCATTAAATATATCCCCTAAGACCTCTCCTTTTTTAGTTATGCCTTGTTGTGCATTTGCTAAAGAGTTTCCTATAACATAAAAAACATTAAGACCATAAGGCAAAGGTATTTTATAATAATCTTTTCCATCAGGTTTCATTATTACAATGTTTCTTTCTTTTACAAATTGAGGAACTTTAGAATAGTAAGATTCTCCATCGTCATCATCTTCACTTAATGATTCATTTATAAGAGACATAACTCCCCCAAAAGCTGTTAAGCCTATTGCCATTTTTTGAGCGGGGCTTACCTTAACTTTTTTCTTTCCTGTTTTTTCATCTATGTTCCATTGTGGTTTTAATGTTCTAATCAAACGAGAGGTTCCTTGAATAGATGCATTAAAGAATAAATAGAAAGAATTCATAAGAGTTCCATACTCTCCAGTTCTATTAAAGTTAACTGTCAACTCTTTGGCAAGCTCTGCTGCTTTTTCTCTTGAGACTCCAGCTTTTCTAGCTTCAGTATATGCAGAAAGACGAACTGCATTTTCCACAGATCCGTTAACCCTCTCTGCAATTCTTTGACCTGCTTTTGCCGCTTTCTTTATTCCAGTCTCTCCTTTGCTATTGACAAGGGAATCAATATCTTGCTTTAAACTTTCAGAAGACTGAGCATATATCCATCCTGTTTTTGCTCCATCCTCAACAAAGTCCGCGTAGTAAGCTTCTAGATTTGTAGGGTTTCCATCAGCATCATATGCGGGGTCCCCTCCCTTTTTACCTTCTACTTTAAATATAGCCTTTACAGATGGTAATACATTTTTTAAAACCTTACCAGCTAAGTTCTTTACATCTGCACCATCAAGAAATCCACCTTTGTTGGTTTGCTCACCAACTAAGTTTACAAGACCAGCGGGAACGTCTCTAGTGAAGTTTCTAAATATGAACTCAGGGTCGTAAGTAGTTATCATACTACTTAAAAATCTATTTAATCCTGAAATATTTCTAACAATTGGATTAAGATCTCCAGCATCTTTAGTAGTAAAACCTTTCATAGTTTCTGCCATTCTTGGATCAGCAAATCTTATGAACTTATATTTCCCATCAAATAAAACTTTAATTATATCTGAATTTTCCTTATTAGATTCTCTTACTAGTTCATTTAATTTTTCTTTATTTTTAGCCTCTAAAACATTCCAAACTGGTTTCTCATCAGCCCCAATAATTGGATTCTTTTCAATCAAATTATAGAGCTTTTGTAATACTTTGTTTTTACCACCTTGTATTATTGCCTCTTGATACTTGTTTACAGTTTCAGAAAAAGAACCTCCCGCTTTTTTATTTCTTCCTTTAGCTTTTTTGAGAGAAGATACTCTGAACCCTTTCCCTACTCTTCCGACACCAGATTGATCTTCATTAAGCTCTTCAAAGCCTTGAAGCGGAGTATAGTTGTTAAACATTTCATTCCAATCTGAAAGAGCTTCTTCGCTAACTATACCTGACTCTAAATAGGTAGATCTTAAATTGTTCAACATCTCTTGATATGATTCTACAGATTCTCTTATTCCAGCGTCTTGTATGTCTGCAACTTTAGGATCTTTAGCTTGTTCAGGAGTAAAATTAAATTCTTCTACAAGAATTTTTTGTGCTTCTTCATCTGTTATACCAGATCCTTTAACATTATCAGGATCAGACTTTAGTATGTGAGCATTACGTTCTTGAGCGTGTAACGCTAGTAACAGATTATCAAACCTTTCTTGAGATAACCCTATTTTTTTTAAATTCTCTGATACTTTTTCAACTTGTGGCTTGAGAACTTTATTTATTTTATTTATAACTTGACCATCCATTAAGGTTAATGCATTTCTAAAGTCTTCATTTAAACCTAGTTTACCTTTTACATTTTGAACTGCCGCTTGAAGATTAGTAATGTCTATAAACTTATCTTGAAACTTTCTTTGAAGGTTGGTTAAGTATCTTTTTACAGATCCCTTTTCTTCAACTTTAATTGGATCGGGATCAATAGGAGGAGCTGTTACTTTTTCATCCTCTGAAACTGAAGTTTCCGTAACCTCTTCAACAGTTGGTTCTTCAACAATTGGCTCTTCAATAACACTCTCTTCAACAGCCTCTGTTGTAACTTCTTCGACAGGAGCTTCCTCAGTTATCTGAGCTTCATCAACAGCTGGAGTTTCTACAGCAGTTGTAGTTTCTTTAGCTTTAATTGGACCAGCAATAATATCCTTCATCTCAGTCATTAAAGCATCAGACCTTTCTTGAAATAGTTCTGCTTCAGGAAATTTTTGCAACTGATTATAAGATTGAGAAAGTTCTTGAAGTCTTGATTGATCTTCAACATCTAGAGATAAAATAGACTTTTTAACTTGACCTTTTATGTCAATTATTTTATTGTTAGCAGTTCTTATGAGATCATTTGCTGTTATTATTTCTTCTTCTGTTAAGTTTTCTTTTGAAGCCAAAGCTTCATTTGCTTCTTTTATTTGTTTATTTAAACCTTGATAGTTTTTATCTCTAGCCAAAATAGAACTTGCTAAATTATCTCCAGAATTAACCAATGCATCAGCGACTGCTTCTTCTTCCCCTGTAGTTAAACGCTCACCTTCTGGTTGCTTTTTATTTTCTTCTTGTACTTTTTCTTTTACTGCTAAAACTTCTGCTTCAATTCCAGGAGTTTCGCCTTCTGTCTTTCTAGACTTAACATATTCAGCTATAATACCTGGAGATGCAGGGGCTAACTCAGCAAATCCCTCCAACAATATATCTCTAACATCTATATCATCTCCCGCAACAAGTTGACCTGATAGTTCACCAGCAGATCCTAACGCAGCTTGAGCACCTACTTCCGCAAGAGCGGCCTTTCTTTTTACAACCGAAGGTAAAGCTCCTACAAACTCTTCACCTAAAGATTTTCTAGCATTTTTAACTACACTAGAGGCTATCTTACCACCTGTTCCACCCGATACAGCATCAAACAAAGCAATAGGAACACCTCTTTTATTTGCATAAGTACGAGCCTCTGACATAACTTCAGGGTTAGCAAAAGCGTTTTCTAAAGCCTCTTGATTAGAAGTATCTACGCCAGCTTCTTGAAGAGCCGACATCATTGAATTAGCATATTCTATAGCATAAGAACTACCTCCAGCTAATCCAGCAAAAGCACCTGACAATGTTCCAAGAACAGGAATAAAACTTCCAGCACCAGCTCCGACAGCAGCTTCACCTATGGCAGAAGGAGCAGCTGTAGCCATACTGATAAATGACTGAGGAACAGTTCTTAAAACATCTAAAGCAAAACCACCAATGAGACTATCACTATATAAAACATCTCCCTTTTTAGGTTGATTATCTTTAAGAACTTTATTATAGTAAGCAATCTTTTCATAGTCAGTCGAGCCACCATCTATCAATTTACCTAGAATTCCAGAAGCAATACCTGTATTGATTACTTTTTGAACTTCATTTGGATTATCATCTACAATCCAAAATGATTCAAACTCTTTATCATCAGTAACTTTAGGCTCAGTAACTTTAGGCTCACTTAATCTTTTAACCTTACCTACAACTGGTCCTATGTCAGATTGAGGTGATGATTGTACAGATTTTTCTCTAGGTTTAGAAAGATAGTCTTGTGCAAAAACAATTTCTTCCTCGCTGTAGTTTCCATCATTTCTAAGATACTCTATTATATCTTCAGAGCTGTTGGATTTAGAGGCTTGTTCAAGGTTAGCAATGAACTCTTCATCTTCCATATTATGATGGTATTAATGCTTTTCTAACTCTATTAAATATCCTACCAAGAGCGGTGTCATTGGAAACTCTACCACCCTTCTCATAAGTTACTTCGTTTAACTTTTCAATAAGCTCTTTTGTTTCATCTAAAGTTGGTCGTGAAGGAATTGATAATTTACGTATAGCATTTTTAAATGCATTGAATTTATCTAATTTATCTTCTTGAGATACTCCCTCTTCTTCTTTAAGTATTTCTTCTTTTTTCTGTTCTATAAAGGTAGATATAAGATCCAAAGCTTCTACTCGTTCATCATCAGTTCCATCAGGATTTATATCTAATTTTTTTTGTATAGCACTAAAAATTTTATTCTCTTTCTTTTTTAGTTTATCTATTTCTTTTTGTTGTTTTTCAGTCTCTTCTTTTTCGACCAAGTTATCAGCTATTTCTTTTATTCTTTTTCTATCTTCTTCGGGTAATTCATCATATGCACCTTGTTCTTTAACTGTTCTTCCCAATACACCTTTTCTTCTTTGGTTATACTGTTTAGCTAATTTTAAATCATTGGGATCAATTGGAGTGCGATTAAGTGAACTTAAATCACTTTTTGGATCTGTAATTTCAGGGTCTGTTATTTTTGCGAAGCCTGTATCTTTTGAATATTTATCTTTTTGTAAAACAAATGCATTTTGACTTCCTTTGTTAGCCCTTTCCATATCTGCATCTGCGCCTTTTAGTTGATCAGAAGTGTAAAAAGTATCAATATTTTTTGTTATCTCTTCTCCCGTACTAGGATCAATTACAACAACATCTTTAGTTCCAATAAATCCTTCATTACCGAATTTATCTGTTGCCTTTCTTATAATCGTTACATCTTCTTCACCTTCTGTGAATGAAGCTTTAAATTGTTTTGGTAATGTCATTGAAAAAGGAAGGGTTATAATATTCCCTTCATCATCTGTTACATTAAAATCACCAAAATTATAGTCAAGGGGTTTGTTTTTAGAAGATCCTCTTAGAGCATCTACTCTTGATTGTCTTTGGAATATTTTTTCTTGCTCATTTAAAGTGTCTAAACGATTTATAAGCTCCTTAGTTAGTTGATCCTTATATTTTTTTATTGCTTCCTCTTTGTCTTTCAAGTCAGGCCCTTCAGTAGCATTCGCTAGTCTATTTAACATAGATTGTCCACCTAGCCTTTCTAACTCTTGTCTATTTGGATAACTGTAAGCAATCATTTTTGCTATGTCTTGAGGTTGATATGTGCCACCTAATAAAACATCCTCAACAAAAGAAGCTATGTCCTTTTCATCTTTTCTTTTACCATTAGCATAGAAACTGTCACTACTGAAAGTCTTTATAAGATCATCTGCTGCTGCACCTGGAGTTAATATATTAGCTTGATATCTTAAATTATCTGAAGCCTTTGGAACTTTATTAGCGTATTCAGCAATGGAGAAAATATTTACGGGCTCAGTTTGAGCTTTTTGAAGCGTCATTAATAAATCTTCAGGGTCTTTATAGTTTTGAGGATTCTGTTGAATCAAAGCAATATCAGTTCCAAGTTGCTGACTAAAATTCAAAGCATCAGATGCTAGATTTTTGTAATCATTATAAAGTTGTTTTATTTTTCTGCGACCTTGAGGAGTAGAGTTGCCTAATGTAAACTGATCTTCAATCTGCCCCCACAGCTCTTGCATTTCTTCCTTAACCCCTTCTGTAAAAGGTCCGTTTATTTCAGCGAAGTTATCATAGTAAGCCATTGCCGCTTCTTCTTCTGCTCTTTTTCTAGCTTGACTTCTTTCAAATCTTTGACTAAAATCTTCAAGCTCTATTACATATGGATTAGGATCTGCCATTTCTTATTTAAATTGTGATTTATTAAGCATCTTGTTTACAAACTTGTGTAAAGGTGTATTACCTTTTTTAGATAAAGACTTTAATTGTTTTGCTTGATCAGGATTAAAAATGTATTCTCCTCCTGTCATCTCTCCAATCTTAGAGCCTTTCTGCATTATATTAATAGGGTTTTCTTTGTGAGAAAACTTGCCTGGAGTCTTTTTAGCTTTACCACCTTTTTTAAATCCCATATCTCCCATATAACTTAACCTATTTAAAGAAGGGTCAGGAATATATTCTTCAACCTCTTCAATAGCAACATCATCTAAAGCACTTAGTATTTCTGCATCGTCAACACTAGATGAAAATTCAGGTCTAGGAATAGAACTAATATCAATATCTTGAGATACATTTTTCTTTAATTTATTTAAAGCGTCAAACTCTCTTTGTGTGTCTTGAGTTAATTTTTTTGCATCTGAAGATAATTCCTTTTCCTCTCTTATTTCATCTAAAGATTTTACATCTTGTGTTTTCTTAGTAGGAACCAAATCTAAACCTCCGCCTATAGCTTGACTTGCACCTCTAAAAATGTTTTGATAACCAGCATCTCTAAGCATTTGCGCTCTTTGACGATCTCTTTCAACTCTTCGAGCTGTCTCTCCAAAGTCAGCACGCTCTAACTGTCTATCTCTAGCAGCTGAAGCAGTTCCATACTTGTCTAAATAAGATTGCGTAGCTCTATCTGCAGCGGCTTGAAGACCTTGAACACCACCAACTAAAGCCCTAGTTCCTCGTCTTCCTAAAGCCTCTACACCTGTGGCCATATTACGAGTAATGGATTGCATACCTCTCATTGCATCAGTTTGCTGTTGAGCCATTCTTTTTCTAGCGGCTTCAGATCTGATCATTCCAGCTTCTAACGAGTCAACTTGAGCTAAGTCTCTACCTCCTCTTCGGAATTGTCCTATACCCAAAGCAGCCTGACCCAAACCAGTTGCTATATTAACGTATCCTCCTAATTGATATTTTTTCTCTTTCTTTTTCATATTACAAAATTAACACTTATTAGCGTAGATTATTAGCTAGTTTAGATTGGGCAAAAATTAAGTTTATAGCATACAATTCTAACGGTGTAGTTAGATTAGATGTGAGTTTAGTTTTAATATAATAGTCCCTCATAGGATCTCCTTCTATTGGAGAAGTTGATATTAAAACGACCTCATCATTAGCTGAAACTTTACCTATCACACTAACATTACAAGTTAATTCTTTTTCACCACTTACACTAACAGCTGAAAGTCCTAATGGATCTAAAGCATTTCCATTTATTTTATACAATGCTGTTCCACTTATAGATCCACTTTGTCCTAAAGTACCAAGAGGAAAACCTATAGTATTAATACCATTTTTAAATGTTATTTTAGTTACATCTCCAGTGCTTGTTGTTGCTACTACACCTAATCCAAATATCTCTGAAGTTCCATTTACAGAAGTAATACTAGCTGTGGATGTAGTTGATATAGCTGTCGATGCTAATGTTGAATCTTGGTGTATTGGCGCATAATAAAAACCTTCCTTCTCTTGAAATACTGAAGATGCTATAGTAGATGTTTGATCTGAATTGGTCAATGTGCAAGACCAAGACCCACTATCTCCTTCAACACTTATCGCTTCGTAAACCTTAACCATAGAAGGGTCTGCATTTGCAACAGCTTCAATAATACTAGGCCCAGCAACCCCATAAAATGTATTTCTTGCAGTAGTTGGATTGTGTTCATATAGCTTACCTGCTTTAAACGTATAAAGTTTATTGGAAAGTGAACATATTTCTTCCGCGATATAAGAATATCT